CGACGTATTCCGATGATGATTGGAGATAGCAATACGAGCAGCGAGTGTTCCATAATCTGGATTTGTTGTCATAAGAGAAATGGAAAGCTGAGCGGCAAGTTCATCTAACTCCGATGTCTTTACACCATCATAAATTCGCATGAGGGTGCGCTGAGCAATCAGAGTTGGATTCACATCAAGACCATCTGATGCAAGATGGATACGATTCAATACTTTATCAAATGATACTGCTTCGGTCTGACCGTTTCGCTTAACAACTTGCATACTAATGACGGACATGTTTCCGGAATACCATGTATTTACACAAAATAGTGTGTCAAATTTTTAACAATAATGCAATTAGATAGAAATGGCATCATATACTATGAGTGTTATTGTACTTTTTTTGATAATGGCTGTCATTATCATATCACTTTCTAAATCGTCTATGCCTCATATTATTGCACCTTATGGGCGCTCTTCTCAACAGAAATGGTGGGAGCGTGCTGATTGGTATCGCTTCGGTTATCCGACATATTCTTATTGGGAAAACTTTGAAAATCCAGGCATTCGTATTAAGGATTCTAATGCTCTTCTCTTAGATAAGGAGGGAACTGTTTTAGAATATCCTCCCAATGCACCCAGTCCTGTTGAACTCTATAATAATCAGCCTTATCATTTATTGGAAGATGTCATGTCTCCGCCGCGTGTGAAAGAATCTATTTCATGTGTTAATAGTCGCTCGTGTTATGCAACCGATTTTGATAGAATGATATCAAAAACGGGTAATTTTCGCCAAATGACTAATAATTATAAGCGTGGTTATCCTGATAGCTGCTCGGCGCCCTACCAAGAATTGGTTCTTAACTTTTATAAAGCGGACCCCATGGCAATCCCAAAAAATAATACAGGTGGGAGTGTAAGTGAAGCGGCCTTTGGCAAGTGAAGCGGCCTTTGGTAAGTGAAGCAGCCTTTGGCAAGTGAAGCAGCCTTTGGCAAGTGAAGCAGCCTTTGGCAAGTGAAGCAGCCTTTGGCAAGTGAAGCGGCCTTTGGCAAGTGAAGCAGCCTTTGGCAAGTGAAGCGGCCTTTGGTAAGCGAGGCAGCCTTTGGTAAGTGAAACAGTTTATACAACTTCTATGTTATTTCCATTTTCATCTACTTTATGAAATTGGATCAAACATTTCTCTATTTTCTGCTTTTTGGGGGCACGTGTTGATTCAGGTACAGTAAATTCACCCTGTTTGGCTTTCGCAACATCTTCCCAGAAAGTGTGCATGATTGGTTGTAATGCCTGCCACCACCCTTCATTGCGTGTGACAAGTTGTTCGCTCCATTGCATCATTCTCCACGGTGTTATTTCGACGATTTCTTCTCCTTCTTCAATATCTGGAATCCAATCAGACGCATTAATGGGACTATAGATATAGTAAAATTCCTGAGTCCCCTTGATTTCTGCATACCTAATAACGGCAACATACCCATTATATTGAGATGGACCTTCTTTTATAATATTATTATTATATTTAGATGCGAAAACGGCTTCTACATAATCACAATGCATTAATCCTGTCACTTGAAGCTGCATTTGCATCTGTGAATAGTAATCTTTTGGAATCTCTCCATCAATTTCTCTGGTCACAGTGCATTTAATTTCAATGAGACGACCACTTCTGATATTATTAGGACAATGATATACTAATCCATCGGGCGAAGCTGAGCAGCGATTATCCACTGGATGACGAAGTCGACCCAATTCTTTCAAGGTAACTCCGTATTTATCTTCATATATTTGTTTTACAACAGGCTCAAACCGAATCCCCCAATCAAATGGTTTCATTCTATCGGATGGAATGGCAAGTGATTGGTGTCGTTGAACATATGGTACTGTCTTTGATAGGACAAGTTGACCTCGTTCTCTTGGAGAGGCAAATAGGTGTCCTAATTCGCTAGCGGAGAGAATGGTTGCCATCTGCTCATACCATTCAGGTGTACGCTGCTCTGTCTGCTTTCTTCCTAAAATTTCATCCAATACATCATTCGTTGGTACAATAATTTCATTATATTTTCTTTTCATACGAGTCGTAATCAATTTGTCATACATTTCAACAATTCTATCTACATAGGATTCTTCTATTTCAGAACAGTCCAGATAGTAAATCATATTATTTATGTCATCATGCCATTGTTGCAATTGTACATTATCTTCAGGGTCGGGTAGCCAATTTTCAATTGAATCTATCAAAATCTGTAATTTCTCTTTAAACATCATTATATCTAAAGTTGTATCTCTATTTATAAAATGTAATTATATCAATTTTACATCAATTAGGGCGACACATTGGATACATCGGATGCTGGTATCGTAGATACAGAATGTTCATCCTCTTTCTTTTTCTTTCGAGTTCCCAATGCATCCGTTCGCGGCTTCTTCACATTAAATGCCCATTTCAAAACACCTTCCGTATTTCTCTTTAGTTCAAGTCCCTTAATCGTTGAAATTCGCTGCGTCTCTTGATTATACAATACAACCTTTAGTGTATTAAGCAGTTTTTTATCAAGAGCTTTTTGAAGGTAAATAAAGAAATCATCCTTTTCTTCTTTACTCATTTCGTATTGCGGAGCAATATCTTCCACAAAAATACGAAGACGATTCAAACGTAGTCCACGCTCGATTCGATGCCATGGACGACAATATGCCTCACGTGCCGAATCTTCCAATAGCACTTTAAATGTCTCATCCGTTACTGGATTTTCCACATTCATCTTCTTTCGTGTTTTCTGAATATCCATACCTATATAATATACACGACAGGTGTTTAGACCACTTTCTTTTCAGAGATACCTTCCAAAATATCCTGGCAGGAATAGGGTTCCAATCGTTCCTGTTTTGGTATTTCCATCCAACTGCAATGGTTATTTTTATTACCAAATGTATAATATGTTTTCCAACAAAACAAATCACTATTCTTTGGAACTTCTGCCCATTGATAAAAATCATTCATATCTGTCTTAGTCATATCCACATGACATAGGTGTGCATTATTCCATAGAATGGGCGCACCATCAAGATAAATTCCATTTGGATTCAAAATATCCTGATGCAGGTCAAGTGAATCAGCCTCTTTCCACAGCGTAGTTCCCCCAATCGTAAGAATTCGAAATACATGAATCGTCATGTTTGACAGTGTTTTAGTTATGTGAGTAAAAGGGATAATAATCATCTTACGTTATTTAGTAAGAAGGTACTTTAAATGGCGCAACCTGTTTTTCCTGATCAACATACGGCATCCTCTTACAATGCTTTTCCCCATCCACAATTTATTACTAGAACACGTCGCGAAGTCGATACCAAAGATTCGGTGAATGCGCGCCAATTTGAGCACTGGCAAACAAATGGGAAATCGGGTGTCTATAATCGCCCAGATACGAACAAACAAGCACCTTTCTATGATATGATGCCTGATGATAGCCGAATGAGCAGTAAAAGTCATCGGTCCCAGCCGCGATTTGATGCAAGTGGTGGGCGTGGTGGAGAGAATCCTTATTTTGATAAATATGATACTACATCTGATGCGCGAAACATGACACGTGAACTCAAGGCAAGTGTATATGAAGACAAAAATACAGGCTATACCAAAGAATCGAACATGTTGCTCCAACGTCAATTTGACAATCGTTGGCTTGATCCACTCGTTGCCCAACAACAAGCAGCCGCCGCAGAAGAATTACGCCCTAAAATGGATGATATTCGCATGTTTTATCAGAATAAATCAGTTGATAATTAATTTGACACCTATGCTTTTATTTTCTACATGATGATTATAACATGGAAAGTGGTCTTATGATGCTCCTTCACTCTGTTGTGATTTCTATCATTCTTTATTTTATTATGGTGTATGTATTCCAACAATCCAGTATGAAAGCACAAAATAGAAGCATTTTACTTGGCGCTGTCATTGTTATTTATATGATATTATTTGGTCATGGGTTGCCCACTAAGATAAATAATCAGATTTTTTAGTGCAATCTAACTAAAATCCAATTCAATTGGCGTTGTATATACCTGAAGTTTTGTGAGTGAAGATGGTGTCTGTTTTGTGCGGCGGCGTGTTGTTCGTACATCCACAGTTGCCTCTTTTGTGGGAATACCTTCCATTTCAGAGGATTCTGTCTTATTTCGTTTTTGTGTCTGTGTTGTCTCCTTCAAATAACTATTGTATCCCGTGCGAATATCCTCCTCATGGGCTTCCATATAATCCAGAATTTTTGATTCCAGCGCCCATCGAAAAAAGTTAAGTTTTCCAATGGTCGTCATAAATTGTTCGTGGCCAGGAATGGTAAACATGATACGTTCCCTACGACAATTTGGGTCGAAATATTGTTTAGAATATGCTTTCAGCTGACCCTTATAACTCAAATATACCAGAAATTCCTGACCGTTCAACGGATATCGAACAAAGCTCTTTCTACTATATTTTGTCACAAACCAATCAATGATTCGCAAACTTAGCGGTGCTTCACCATTTAAATAATTTAGTACTTTATCAATTTCCGGTTGGTTCGTATAAAACCGCTGTAGCGATGAAATGACAAGTTCTGGCTTACATTCGATCTTGCGCCTTCGAGTTTGTGGATCGGATGTGTAGATATCCATCTTCTACAAAATAGATGGTATGTGCCTCTTAGGTCCTTGGCTTTGTTTATCGGCTTTGCTTATTGGCATTGTTTATCGGCTTTGCTTATTGGCATTGTTTATCAGATGTGCTCCACAATATATTGTTTTAAAGAAATCGTACAGATAGAATGAGCGCTCCTTCTGGATATAATCCAAACACGACGATGATTGCTCCATCGGGTGGTGCAATTCATGCAATGAGTGGTGGATTCTCATCATCTCCTTATCCACCTGGTACAAGTGCATCAATGTCTTTACTACCTGACGTAAAAGGTCCAATTGACATTTATCGTGGTGGAGCAAACGATGCGGGTGATGAAGAGGAAAATATTGCAGTTGCTGCTGCCGTTGCGATGATTGCAAATGAAGATGATTCACTCACTACAACTAAAAAGGAAGAACCCAAGGAAACACTTCCTGCAGCTACTGCACCTACTGCAACTACTGCAACTAATAAAACTATTGCAACTACTACAACTGATGCAACTGATGCAACTGATGCAGACATTGCAGTTACCGCGGCCATTGCAAATATTGCAAATGAAGAAAAGAAAGAAAAGTCAGAAGAAAAGCCAGAAAAGTCAGAAGAAAATTCAGAAAAGTCAGAAGACACCAAAAGTAAAAAACTAGATATTTTTGGTACAATCTATGAAGTATCTAATCCATTGGAAGAATATGACCAATTTGGATGGGATAAACTAATAGATTCATTACATCTCAGCAAATTGCCGCCTAATGATTTAAATGCAATTAAAATCATGATTTATAATAAGCCTAACTGTTTATCACAAAATTTTGTAATTTCAACAAATGCACAGTGTGAACCCATACGTCAACTGATAAATACAGTTATTATACATGCACTTAAATCTGGTATCATGGATCAAGAGACTATAACCCAAATTAATATATTATTTGGTAAGAGTGAATGGATTTCTGAATTAAGTAAAGTAAATACGCCTTCTATTTCTGCATTAAGTGAGACTAATAAACTTAAGATAAATGGAGCGGCGCCTTTACCAGTAACTACTATACCAGTAACTACAGCCACAACTGGAATAGCAACTGTATCTCGTAAAGAGCCTGATCAAACATTAAAAAAATTACTTGTAGAAACAGTACCAACACAAGGAGTCGCGCCCACTGTACCTAAACCGATACCTGATGCACAAAAAATGATTACAGATACATCAGATAATCTTGTATCTACTACTGGTATTAGTAATGAACCTACTATTGCATGTTATGCGATTACATCTCTTCAATACTTATTTTCTATTCCCGAATTTATTACAGAAATACTAAAACATAATGTAAATCGAAGTCCACCCCCTGCGATGAATTATGATAATATTACGAATAAATCGGTAGATGAAATAATTAAAAAAGTAACTTCAGAGAACCCCTCCTTACCATATGATATAACAGGAGAAAATCAACTACATGTAAAAGATGCATTATATTATATCATTACAACCTTATTACAACATTCGATTCCATTTTCAGAAGCTGCATCCCATGGGTTTACTCAAAATGATACACTACCAACATCTCTCGGTAAGGCCATCATGTATCTAATGACACAGTTTATATTATATCTTAATTCTTCTTCTACTGATAAAAATCGTTTTCATACACAACAGGATGCCGCCGATTTTATTAGATTTATTTTGATGATATGTGATTTTAAAGAGATAGATGAACTATTTCGTGTTGTTCTTGAAAGTACAGTTACGCCTCCATCTGGTACTGCTTCTACAACGTCTACTTCCGAAACATCTCTTGTATTTTTAGCACAAAAAGGTACAATCGAATCACTATTTGATGCGTACCAACAATCTACTAAGGTAGACTATACAATGCAAGGTACGAATGTACAAGCAGATAAAACAATAAAAGTAGATCTTAATAATACACGTTATCTACATATTACCATCAATAGGCAAGACAATACTATACCAATCACAATAGAACCAAATATTACATTATTAGGGCGTAAGTATAAGTTAATAGGTACGATAC